GTGGTAACGGCGGTAGTGGTTTAGTAATTATAAGATATGCGATATAAAGGAGAATGATGGCACACTTCGCACAGATAGATGAGAACAATATAGTTACTCAGGTATTAGTTGTACCTGATAACGCAGAGGATAGAGGACAGGATTACCTAGCCAATGATTTAGGTCTTGGTGGTACTTGGGTTCAGACCTCATACAACAATCGCATAAGAAAGAATTATGCAGGAGTTGGATTTACTTATGATGCAACTAGAGATGCCTTCATAGCACCTAAGCCTTTTGATTCTTGGTTGCTAGATGAAGATACCTGCCGATGGGAAGCACCTGTTGCTTACCCTACTGATGGCGTTATGTACCAATGGAATGAAGAAAAGAAAGATTGGGAGGCTATCGTAAATGAGTAATATGAAAGTTATCTACGACTGCGAAAAGAAGACTACATCTTATGTTCCACTATCAGGAGCAGAGATTGCAGAGCGAGAAGCACAAGCAGCAGCATATGCAGCAGAGCAAGCAGCTAAAGAAGCAGCAGCACTTGAGGCACCTGCTGTAGAAGAAGTACCAGCAGAATAAATGATTTACTTCCTAGCTTATCTAGGATTCTTTTGTGGTCTAATAATTGGATATATCTATGGGAGGTCTAAGTAATGGCGTATGGCGATGATATTACCGAAGGCATCCCGTATGTCTTATCCAACCCTGCTGGTGCTACAAACTATTCAGCTACTGGTGTTAATTATGATATGGCTATTGCCGGTCAACCATTTTTTATTGCAGCCTCCGATGATTCCCCTTATCGTAGAGTAACTGCAAAGTATCGTAAAGAACAGTATGACCAGACTAGAGAAGCTGGTGAGCAATCACTTACTGGCTGGTGGTTTAGATCCCAATCAACATTCCATCTTGGCGCTGGTATTAAATACTTTGAACCAGCACAGGATGAGTCACTTCGTTTCCAGTATACAGAGTCTAAGGGTGTAGAGGTCTTTACTAAAGGACAGGTTACCCTATTAAATACTACTGCTAGTTTCTATTCAGGCGCAGCACCTGCTCAACTAATAGGTGTTAATGATGGCACTAGTGATTGTATTGTAGTAAGTGATGGCACAGCAATAAAGAAGATTACCTCTGCTGCTGTATCCACTACCTTTACTCAAGCAGGTACGCCTTCAACTATCTTTAGCATTACAACTAATGGTAAGCAGTACTTCTTTATCAATGGTACCCACGTTCACAGAGGTAACCTTGCTGGTTCTACTAGCGATACTGAAATCTATAATGCACCTAGCACTACTCGCGGTACTATTCGCTTTGTTAAACAGCGTGTAATTGCCGCTATTAACAATGCCATCTATGAACTAGATGCCAACAATGCCTCTGGTGCTTTGCCTACTGCTTTATTTACTCATCCTAATACCTCTTGGGTATGGTCATCCATATCAGAGGGACCTAGTGCTATCTACATATCAGGATATGATCCTAACGGAACATCCTCATCTGTCTTTAAAATTGTCTTAGATGTTACAACTTCCAACTCATTAGGTTTCCCAACTCTTGAAACACCTACAGCTATTATTGATCTACCAGAGGGTGAGCGCATCAATGACTTTGATGTATACCTTGGTACCTATGCAGTCCTTGCAACTAATAAAGGATTTAGAATAGGTGTATCAGATGCCACTGGTAACATCCAGTATGGTCCTTTATTATTTGATCAGGCTAGTTGTAACTCAATAGCATTTAGAGATCGCTTTGCCTATATTGCAACCACTATTGATGGTGAAGCAGGACTAGTAAAGGTAGATCTATCTACAACTGTAATAGCTAATAGCCTAGTATTTCCTTGGGCTTGGGATCTAGTAGCAAGTGGTGTCGCTGCTGAGTCTAGTCAGGTAGCCTTTTTTGGTAATACAGATAGGGCAGCCTTTACCTCTGGTAACGTTGTTTATGCTGAGTCCACTGGCACTAAGGTAACAAGTGGCTACTTACAAACAGGTTTCATACGATACAACACATTAGAGAATAAATTATTTAAACTACTTAACCCTAGAATAGATACCACAAATGGTGGTATAAGTATTAAGTCTGTTGATTATGCAGATACTGAATACAATCTAGGTAACTTTGCTCAAGGTACTGCAAGTACTGAGATAGGCGTGCCTTACCCTAACTCAGCACAAGAGTATCTTGCTTTTAAATTTACTATGTCTAGATCATCAACTGATGCAACTAAGGGTCCACTATTTACTGGATATCAATTAAAGTCTTTACCTGCTGTGCCTCGCCAGAGAATAATCCAATACCCTTTGTTCTGCTATGACCACGAGAGCGATAATTTAGGTGTTGAGGTGGGCTATGAAGGTTCAGCCTATGATCGGTTGAGTCAACTAGAAGCGATAGAGAATGTAGGAGACACCATCAGAGTAGAAGACTTTAGAACTGGTGAGTCCTACATTGGATTAATTGAAGAGCTTGACTTTATAAATAGAACCCCAAGTGATAGACGATTCTCCGGATACGGTGGATTGTTAATCGCTACTATTAGATTGATATGATAATATGACACCGAACGAATGGGCAGGGATAGCAGTAGCGGTAACAACATTAGTTGGCGCAGTTGCAGTCGGCGTAAGACATTTAGTTAAACACTACCTATACGAGCTTCGCCCCAATGGTGGCTCAAGTGTAAAAGATAAAATTAATTCATTAGAAGAAAAGGTTGAGTTACTAACTGACCTAGTAAAGGAATTGATCAAGAGATGAGCCTAGTAGAAATTGCTAAAGCTGAGATAGGCTATACCGAAGAGGGTAGCAATAACGATAATAAGTATGGGAAGTGGTATGGACTTAATAATAATCCTTGGTGCGCTATGTTTGTATCTTGGTGCTTTAATAAAGCAGGACTAAGTAATAAAATTGCAGCACAAAATGATAAAGGATTTGCTTCTTGTGATGCAGGATTAAAATGGTTTACCGATAAGAATAAAATAATTCCAATAGGTCAGGCAAAGGCTGGAGATATAGTCTTCTTTCAGTTTGATACTGATGCACAACCCGACCACGTTGGGATAGTTAAGTGGAATAACACTGCTCTAAAATACCTACAAGTAATTGAAGGTAATACAAGTAGTGGTAGTAAAGGTAGCCAAGCAAACGGGGATGGTGTGTATCTTAGGAAACGCCCGTACTCACTAGTAATGGGTGTAGTTCGCCCTTAAAGGATGTATATGAAAGATCTATTAGCAAAATTAAAAGACCCAAAGACAAAGGCTGCGTTCAAGTCTTATCTACGGGCAGTACTAGCATCAGCTATAACAATGGGCCTAGCCCTCGCTGCTGACCTAGCACCAGAGCAAGCAATTTTGATTGGCGCATTAGCCGCACCTGCCGCTAAATGGGCTGATAAGACAGAGAAAGAATACGGTAGAGGCTCAGAGTAATTAACTTTACTGCGAGGCAATACAGGGCCACCCTTTAAACGGGGTGGCCTTCTTTTTTTATGCCTTAAATTTCCCTGGCTGGATCATCTATGGGACAAGGGACCACTACTAGGTTGCCACAGTTAGCGCAGGTTGCATCTAACATATACCAAGAGATCTCAAAGTTATCAAAGGTAGCTAGGATAGAGAAGACTTTAGAGCCACAAGGACAAGCGTGTAATGGTCCTAGAGATCTAAGATCTGTACCAAATTTATCAGGTATCTTATCTTTATTTTTTCGCAGGGTTGGTAGACGGAACATACTGACCGTACTATCGCGGCGCTTAATGCGCCGCCCGTACCGTAATTCGCCTCACGGCTCATATGGTACACATTCTGGGACTAGTAACCGATAAAGATCGTATTCACGGCGTGTCCTTATCACATCCCACCATTGTCTGTGCCTAGTGCTACAATTAATCTAAGACAAAAGGAGGGGCTATATTGACTACGGTTGTTGGTATTCAAGGAAATGGTTATGTAGTTCTTGCTGCTGACTCACAGATTACTGAAGATAATCTAAGAACAATTAGTTTAGGCACACCCAAGATAGTTCAGGTTGGTTATGTTGCCATTGGAATTACCGGTGATACTAGAGCTGGTGATATTTTAACTTACAACTGGAAGCCACCAACGTACAGAGGTGAAGATCCTGTCCAGTTTATGGGTAAGAAAATGATTCCATCTATTATCAATGCCTTCAATAAGAACAGTTATGACTGGGCTAATGTTGATAAGAAAGATGGTGGCTTTGATTATCTAATAGCTTTTGATTCTAATCTGTTTCATATTGCTTGTGATATGTCATTCATACAGAATGAACTAAAGGTTTATGGCATTGGTTCAGGTGGTCAGTTTGCTACTGGATATCTATTCTCACTTGACTACCAGGTTATGACTCAAGATAAAGCAGTTGAAATAGCACAGAAGGCAGTAGAGATAGCCAGCATATTAGATATCAATACCTGTCCACCTATTCAGATAGCGGTGCAGAAAAGAAAAAGTAAATGATTATAAAGACTAGGAAGTTTGCTATCCAAGAAGCCTATGAAAGAGGTTATGAAGATGGCATCAAGGCTTGCAGAGATACCAATACTAACTGGGAGGAACAGAACAAGATGAGAGAGCAGTGGCTACGGGATAATCCCGATGCAGGATATATAGGATGGATGTCAATATGACCGATCCAAAGGAATTACTACTACAAGTCTTACGAGATAAGGATGCTGGTAGGGCTAGATCTAAACAGACACAGGTAGGTCCATCAGAGTTAGGTGGTTGTCGCCGTAAGGTTTGGTATCGTCTTAACGATCAACCTGAAACTAATGATAACGAATTAAAACTCTCAGCTATTATGGGTACTGCTATCCACGCTGAAATAGAGAAAGCAATATCAACTGCTGATCCAAAGGGTGAGAAGTATTGGGTTGAAACATCTGTTGAATACAATGGAATGAAAGCTCATATAGATTTATATATACCAGAAACAGGAGATGTGATAGATTGGAAAACCGTTAAGGTCAAGAATCTATCTTACTTCCCATCGCTACAACAGCGTTGGCAAGTTCAGGTATATGGCTACTTGCTTGACAAGTCTGGAAAGGGGTCACCCAGAACTGTTAATCTAGTAGCCATAGCAAGAGATGGTGATGAAAGAGATGTCAAGGTTCATTCAGAACCTTATGATCCGAAGTTAGCAGAAGATGCTTTGAATTGGTTATCTGCTATTAAAGAGAGCGCAGATGCACCAGGGCCAGAGCGCGATCAAAGTTACTGCAAGTTCTATTGCAAGTACTTTGATGAGTCGGGCGAGATGGGATGTACTGGTCTAAAAAAAGAACGTATCAAGGA